ATGCAAAAGACATTTGATCAACATCACCACGAGCAACAAGAGTATATAAATCTCTTGCTTCTTGAGTGTCTGCTAGTTCTGCTTCAAAGTATAGTCCTTTTTCATCTTCGTACAATCTCATGGTACCGTTTTTGGTTCTGGCCATAGGTAATCCTTCGTGGTTGGCCAATAAACGAACATCTGGTGTCTCTTTTAGTGTCTTTGAAAATGCACCAGGTGCTATCTTCTCAATGAATGGTAGTGGCAAGGAAGCCTCATTGAATACTGCAGCATAGCCTGCCATACGCATAGTACCGTCTTCTGCCTGTCGTGCTTCTATGTCTCTGACCGTAAAGGTACGGCGTTCTGTCTTCTTCATCTTGCTCCTTGCTTTATTAGTTTTATTATCTAATTTATCTATTTGGCGTTGTGCCCAGTCCTGAGCAGCGTCATTAAAGTTTGCGTTGCCACCCCATAGTAGCCAAGCAACTAATCCTGCACCAGGATATCCTGGATCATCAGGATTATTATTTTTTGGTGCTTGTCCATCTACCTTATGTCTTGCGAACCAAGGGGCCATCTTTCTTACTTTGTCTTCAGAGATATTGCCATCAGCCATCTCTCTTGCTTCTCTTTTAGTAGCATCAGTAAGTCCATCGCCACCAAAACCTTCTGCCAAGTAATCTAGTCCTTTTTGTGCATTATTTTTAATGAACTCTGGAACATTATCAATAGCCATTATGGGTTTACTCCATAGACTGACTCAGGATTTACTGGATCAATTAATGATACTTGCTGTAGTTGTGCTGAAGGAACTCCAGTGTGAGCAACTTCTTCAATGCCTACCAACTTAGCAACATCATCTGGATTATATCCAGCCTGTACCAAGATAGCAGCAATCTCAGCCTTCATCTTATCTCCAACAAGTGGTGCTTGACCAGCATCAATGTTTTGTAGAGGAAGTCTGTATTGATCTCCTGAATCACCAAGTGATGATAAGTCTTCGTATTGGCGTACATCGTTTAGTGATAAGAATCCTTCTCTTAATCCCTTTGTGTATGCGTCAAAGCGTTCAATTGTTGTTCCTCGCAAAAGTGCATCAAGGTTAAATCTAATAAATCCATCTGACTCAGGAAGTAGTGGAGATAATGCTTGCTCTAAACGCTCTAACAATGGACGCAATGTATGCTGAACAAATGCTAGGTTATTTGCTTCAACTGATGCATAGGACATTGCTCCTTGTGTAGGATGACCTATCAGTGATAGTGGAACACGGAAAATTCTTGCAATATCTTCTACATTGAATCGTCTTACCTCAATTAGTTGTGCGTCAGAGGCGTTTAGTGATAGTGGTTTAAATGCTGCACCACCAGAAAGAATACCAACTTTACCTGCCATGTAAGGGCCAGAGTGTGACTGTTGCCAGTTACGAGCAATATCTCCTGCTTGTTCTGCGTTTAATTCTCCTTCAACTTCAATAACTCCACCAGGATTAGCAGCGTTACCAAAATATGAAGCAGCATATGTATCAGATGCTTGTGCAATACCAACAGACATACGGCAAGCACCAATTGGGCTTAATCCATAATATGATCCTGGCATTCTAAATAATGGGATGTGAAGAACTTCATTGCTTGTTAAAATTTGATCGTAAATGCCATTTTCTATATCTTTAATTCTATAGACAAGTGGTTCTCCTGGAATAGGTCTTTCAATTCTTACTTCATTTGGGTTTAATACATATAGTTCTGTTACTTCATTATTATCATCTCGTACCGTCAAAATAAATGCGTTACCGTGTAGATGCATAGAAGTAATAACTTGTTCAATAAATTCTAGTCTTGTTGCTTCTGGGTTTGGCTTATTTACCCATGCTGGAGTCTCTCCATAAACTGTTGTGTATGAAAGACGATTGCGTCCTCTGCGTACATATGCAGCCATTGGTAATGAAGAAATAGTATCTCCAAGTAGTCTTACGCAAGAATAAACGGTAGATGTACGAATAGCAGACTCTGTATCAACATATGTACCTGTATTGGCTACACCAAATAAAGGACGAGGTGGAATCAGTGGAAGAATATATTGACTATTCATATCTCTGGCTTCTTCAGATGCCCTCAATCTTTTAGAAAGACTCATATTGTTACCCTTTTCCCTTAGTTAATTTTACCATGTGCTTATTGCTACTCGCTTCCAAGTATTTGCTGCTATACATATGTAGATGTAGTCTGAATCATATGTGATTGTTCCTACTGTTCCCGTCGCAGATGCTGAGGCTGGAGTCTTTGTAGTAACTTGTAAATCTCCATAAATCCGTACAGATCCATTATTTCCACCTGCAGAGTCAAACTTACCCTTGATTAAAGGTGTTGATGTAGTGCTATTTGAAATATATAGATTATCAGATGTGGTTTCATTTACACCTGCGTTATATCCAAGGAATAAGTTACGAGAGCCTGTTGTATTTCCTGCTCCTGCTCTATATCCAAGTGCTGTGTTTGTACCACCTGTAGTTACAGATCCAATAGGAATACTAAATCCTGATCCTGTTAATAGTCCTGCTGGAGGTGCTGAATCAACATCTATAGTAAGTGTTGCTCCATTTACCATTCCAATTCCAGCACCAACCAAAGTACAAATTGTTACAACTCCGCCAGAAACTGTTATATCTGCTGTTGGAAGTATCCACCAAGATCCGTTATTAGGAAGTAAGGCAACTCCAGTATAAACTCCATCAGTATATCCAGAACCTGGAGTAATTGCTCCAAGTGAGGCAATAATAGATGTAGTATCTCTAAGTGCTTCTCTACCAATTGCTGTTTGACCATTTCCTACAACAACTGATCTTAATGTTTGAGATCCCATTGCAGTATTTTGAGCAGAAGTTCTGCTTGAATATAAAGTACTAGAGCCATTAGAAGCATTACCATTGCCTGTTATGTGATTAAGCATTGAATATACACCAATTGCATTATTACCACCAGCAGAAGTTGCAAATTGCATTGCTTGTTGACCAATAGCAATATTTGAAAATCCAGTTGTTAATGTTTCAAGAGAACTAGCACCTAAAGCAAGATTTAAAGAACCACTTGTATTAGCATTTAAAGCATAATTTCCAATTGCTAGATTTGACTCTCCAGTATTACAATTTGAAAGTGTACCATTTCCAATTGCAACTTGAGAATCTGCAGTAGTAGTAACAGCAAGTGCATTATTTCCAATAGCCACATTTGCTGCACCTGTTGTATTGGCAGTTAAAGTATTAGATCCAATTCCTATATTTGAAAAACCAACTGTATTGGCACCAAGAACATTTTGACCAATTGCTGTATTATTGTTACCTGTTGTATTAGTACTTAGTGCATTTTGTCCAATTGCACTATTTCCTTGGCCCGTAGTAGTTGCTTGAAGAGCGTTTGCACCAATAGCAGTATTTGCATTTGCTGTAGTTGCATAAGCCAAAGCATTAAATCCAATTGCTAGATTTGATGTACCACTTGTATTTCTTGTAAGTGCTTGGCTACCAATTGCAATATTATAGTCAGCAGTATTAGAACTTAAAGCGTTTGAACCAATTCCAACATTTTCACTACCTGATATGTTTGAGGCTAATACTCCTGAACCAATAGCCAGGTTGCCTGATCCAGTAGTATTTGCAACAAGGGTTCTCCAACCAAGGGCTGTATTATTACCACCTGTTGTATTTGCCCTAAGTGCTTCTTTTCCAATAGCCATCATATTGCTTTGAGTATTATTCTCAAGTGCCTGCATTCCTATGGCAATATTGTCATTTGCATTAGTTTGTTCAGCAGATGCTCTATATCCAATAGCAAGGTTTTGAATTCCAGTAGTATTATTTTGTAAAGCACCGTATCCAACAGCAAGATTATAAGTACCTGAAGTATTGGCATTAAGAGCATTTGCACCAACAGCAGTTAAATTTGATGCAGTTGTAATATTAGCAAGAGCCCCACCACCAATTGCAATATTACTATTACCTGTTGTTAAATCATTTAAAGCACCAGAACCAATTGCTGTATTATATGAACCTGATGTATTAGAACCAAGATTGAAGTTTCCAAAAGCAACATTTTCATCACCAGTAACATTGTATCTAAGAACATCTGCACCTATACCAAGGTTATTTCTTCCAGTAGTTACTGATTCAAGAACTCTAGAACCAATTGCTGTGTTTTGATCACCTGTAGTTAATGATTGAAGTCCATTACCATTACCAAATACAAAGTTACCATATCCAGTACCTGTACCATTGTTAATGTTAATATCATCAACAGTGGCAGGGCCTGAAGTTAATGATCCATTTATAGTTACAGATCCTGTTGCTTGTATACTTCCAAATATAGAACTTAGATTTAAATTAGTTCCAGACAATGTAGAACCAGCATAGTCAATAGGACAGTTAATAATTGAATAACTTCCACCAGTAACTTGAATTGGTTTTAATACTGTACCAGCAAGGTTAAATCCTTGAGAATTAAACAATGAAAGTAATCCAGCAGCACTTGTAGCAGCATATGTGCCAGAAGTAAAGCAGGCTGAATCAACAATATATAGTGATCCACTTGTATTAACTGGGCTATTAACAATCTTAATATTCTTAACAGTAACATTTGCACTTGCATTGTTTACTGTAATAATACCTACACCAATACCGTCACTAAAACGAGTAATTCCAGAGCCAGTAATTGATATGGCTGTTGTAAAGTTATTTCTTGGACTGAAAACAACAAGTTGTCCAGAAGAACTCTTATTTAATGCAGTTAAAATAGAACAATTATTTATATTTGCTGATGCAGTTCCTGTAATAGTAAGAGTATCAATTGCTAATCCGTTTATAGTTGCATTAGTTGCAGATGTTCCTATTGTTAAAGTTCCATTAATATATACTATGCTTGCACCATTGTTTTGAGCAGTAATAGCAGATAGAGTAATTCCTGCTTGTGCTGGAAGAGTAGGGCTTTCTGCATATGTACCTGGATAAACAATCAATGTATTTCTTGTAGCAGTTACAAGTGTTAATCCATATGTAATTGTTGCTACTGGATTTACTAGATCACCGTTTCCAGTTGAATCGCTTCCGTCTGCTGAAGATACATAAATAACTTTGTCATACCCTGGAAAGACTGGACCTGTAGCACCAGTCGCTCCAGTGGCACCTGTGACACCAGTTACACCTGTTGGACCTGTGGGTCCAGTATCTCCTGTAACACCTGTAGGTCCTGTAGGACCAGTGTCTCCAGTTACTCCAGTTGCACCTGTATCTCCTGTAACACCAGTAGGCCCTGTAGGGCCTGTGTTACCAGTTACTCCAGTTGGGCCTGTGGGCCCAGTATCTCCAGTAACACCTGTTGGACCCGTAGGTCCAGTGTCACCTGTAGGTCCTGTAGGACCAGTATCACCAGTAACTCCTGTAGGACCTGTATCTCCAGTGACTCCAGTAGGCCCTGTAGGGCCTGTGTTACCAGTTACTCCAGTTGATCCTGTAGCACCAGTAACACCAGTTACACCTGTAGGGCCTGTAGGCCCAGTTGCTCCTGTAACACCTTTTTCAGCAAACAGTTCCCATTCAGTTGGATCGTTTGCAGGATCAGTGTAAACATTTGATGTGGTTACAGTGCTAACATAGGTATTACCATCAACTGTACTTACAGCAACAGTATCTTTTACATAACTTGATGATACCCATAATCCAATAAAGTTTAATGTTGTGCCTGTGGCACCTGTGGCACCAGTAGGACCTGTATCACCAGTTACACCAGTAGGACCAGTATCACCAGTCATTCCAGTAACACCAGTAGGTCCTGTATCGCCAGTGACTCCTGTTGGACCTGTTGGTCCAGTATCACCTGTAACACCTGTGGGTCCTGTAGGACCAGTATCGCCTGTTACTCCTGTAGGACCTGTATCGCCAGTTACGCCAGTAGGACCTGTAGGTCCTGTCTCGCCTGTAACTCCAGTAGGTCCAGTATCACCTGTAACTCCTGTAGGCCCAGTATCTCCTGTGACTCCTGTTGGTCCTGTAGGACCAGTGTCTCCAGTAACTCCTGTAACGCCTGTGGGACCTGTATCTCCTGTAACACCAGTAGGCCCTGTAGGGCCTGTATCTCCTGTTACACCAGTTGGTCCAATATCTCCTGTGACACCTGTAGGACCTGTTGGTCCTGTGTCACCAGTAACGCCTGTAGGTCCAGTCTCACCAGTAACTCCTGTTGGTCCAATATCTCCAGTAACACCTGTTGGTCCTGTAGGGCCTGTGTCACCAGTAACGCCTGTAGGTCCAGTCTCACCAGTAACTCCTGTTGGTCCTGTTGGTCCTGTAACTCCAATAGGACCTGTTACGCCTGTAGGTCCAGTATCTCCTGTTACTCCTTGTTCTCCTGTCATACCAGTTGGACCAGTATCGCCTGTGACACCAGTAGGTCCTGTGTCTCCAGTTACGCCAACGGGTCCTGTGGCTCCTGTTGGTCCAGTTGCTCCTGCAACTCCAACGGCACCTGAAAGGTTTACTTGCCATGAATAAAATGTTCCTGAACCAACATATGAAGTTACACTAAAGTGCAAATCTCCTGTTGCTTGGTTATATGAAAGAACATCACCATACATTAAATTATTAGAATCGTGTGCAACGATAATTGTCTGACCAATTGAATAGTCAAGATACAAGTCGTTTGTTAATAGATTTACATCTACATAAGAATTAATTTCAATAGAAGTATCAGATGTTGTGAAGTATCTATCTCCATCTGCTCCTGGGTCTCCAGTTACTCCTGTTGGTCCCGTCGCACCAGTGGCTCCAATTGGACCTGTGGTTCCTTCTGGGCCTGTCGCACCTGTGGGACCTACATCTCCTGTCATACCTGTTGCTCCTACTGGACCTGTTACTCCAGTTGGGCCTGTACTTCCAGTAACACCTCTTGGTCCAGTTGGACCTGTACTTCCAGTAATACCTCTTGGTCCAGTAACACCAGTTGGTCCAGTGCTTCCTGTAGAACCAGTTGCTCCTGTTGTACCTGCAGGGCCTGAAGGTCCTGTTGAGCCAGTGGCTCCTGTTGGACCAACTGCTCCTTGTTGACCAGGTGAAGTAACTGTAACAACATTGTTGACTTCATCAACTGTAACTACATTTGTAACGGCTGTAACATTAACATTAGGCATTGAGTGTCACCTGATCTCTTACTGTTACGCTACCTTGCATTAGTCTGGTGACAACGCCACCACTTGAAATCTCTAAATCATAAACATAAAATCCACCATCAATATCACCAGTCTGTTCTGTTGTGGCAGTTAAATTAAGTGTACCTGTCAAAGGTGTAATCACAATACCTGAACTTGGAGAAGAAAGAGTCAACACAGCATTATCAGCACCAAACTTAGGACGAACCTGCATACGAGCAGTGTATCCAGTTAGGTCAAATGGAGTGCCGTTATTGTTATCATAGACAACTGTTAATGTCCATTGTGCACCCTGATCCATTGTGATATTGTATATACCTGCGATTGCCATGTTATTCCTTTTCCGTTACCCAGATTAAAAAGCCACCTAAAGCAATAAAACTAATTGGTGGAAATATTAAGAATAGTCCGTATGATGCAAGACTTACTCCAATAACTTCTGTTGTTAATGACCAATCAATTTCTGGTTTCTTTGCTTTCATGTTTCTCCTTATAGTGAATAGAATCTTGCTACAGGCTTTACTGGAACTGGCACTGTTGCACGATCATAAGAAAAGATTGCTGCTACGCAAGCGTCAATCTTCTTTTTACTGTTTGCTTTTTGAATCATAAGTCCTCTTGAGGAAGTCTTAGTCATAGAGTTTGCTACATGTCTATTTAATGCTTCGTTGCCTGAGTGTGTAAATGAGTTATTCATAACTGCCTCGTAAAATTTGGCAGTTGCTGGTACCATACGCTCTGCTGAGTTTGGATATGAAACCACTGGCATTCCCTCTTCATCAAACAACATAAAAGTTCTTGAATATCTTGCAGGATCAAACACAACTTCACGAATGCTATAGTCTGGATTTCTATAAGCATCAATAATAGTTTGTTCTACTTCAGCAACAGGTATAAACCAGTTTTGATCTGCATCATCTGGTCTTTCCCAAATTGCTAATACATCTAAGTGAGGCTTATCTCCACCTAAATACCAGGCAACTATTGCTGTTGAGTCTCCATTAAAAGATCCATCAAAGCCAAGTATAACATCTTCTTGTGGAATTGGCTCTCTATTTTTAAGAGTTAATGCATCCCAGGCATCAGTAGGTATCCAAGTCTGGGCACTATCTGTCCAAAGGTTTAGTCTCTTGGTTTTAAATTCAGCCTCTGGAGTCAAAAGTGAGGCAGACTTCATATCTTCTGCAGATAGGATATCGCCATAAGATGGATTCGCTATCTTCCAATTGTCTTTGTCTTTGTAATTAAGTTTTTCATCACCTTGATACCAGGCGAAAAAGAAGGAAGGATCTTCAACTTCACCCTTTGCAAGTTGTACGCCTCTATTATACATTTGGAAACAGAGGGATTCTTTACCTGATGAGTCATATTTCGTTCCAGCAGTGGTAATTGCTACAAGCATTGGCTCTAAACGAGCACCCATAGAAAGAGACATAGTGTCATAAAGTTCTCTATTTGGCTGTGAATGCAACTCGTCAAATGCCACAAATGTAGAGTTTAAACCTTCTTTTGTGAACGCTTCTGACGATAAGGCTCTATATACTGTGCCTGTACCTGGATTATAGATAACATCTCTAAATGTTTGTAATACGGCTGAGAGTTCTGGTTCTAACTCAATCATTCGCTTTACCGTTTTAAAAATAATCTTAGCCTGGTCTTTATCTGCAGCACATGAATA